GCAAGACTTTGATAAGTTTGCCAAACTTGGTCGAGAAGTAGCCAAGAGAGAAAATATCAAAAACACCTCAGCTATTTTTTATAAAATGTTGGAGTTGTTAGAGGAGAAGTTGAATGAAACCAAAGCAACCAAAGAAAACAAATAAAAAGCCATACAATCCCAAAAATCCAAGAAGAAAGAAAGTATTGAAGATCAAAAAATCAATCAATGGACGACCACCAAAAAGAAAAAAGAATGGAAGAAAAATAATGGACGGAGAAGAGCAAAAAGTTGTGGCAAAATTGGAACAAGCATTCTCAATCGGTTGTAGTGATACGGAGGCGTGCTTGTATGCTAACATCTCAAGGAGTACCCTAGATCGATACTGTAAAAGAAACCCACTTTTTAAGGACAGAAAGGAATTACTCAAGGATAAGCCTTGCTTAATAGCGAGAAAAAGTGTGGTAGAGGCATTACCAAATGACCCAAAACTTGCTTTGGAATATCTGACCAAAAAGAAACCTCAAGAGTTTGGTAATAAGCTTGATCTTAGTACCAATGGAGAAAATATAGTTATCGGTACAATGATACCAGAATTAAAACAACCGGAAGAAAATGACTACGCAAGTAAATCAAATAAGTGAGTGGTGGAGACCAAGGTGGGAAGCTCAAAAAAGATTCCACGAGATTGATGTTTATGAAAAGTTTTACGGAGGTGCGGCAGGAGGAGGAAAGACTGACACGATCATGAGGGAAGCTTTGAGGCAGATTAAAAATCCAAATTACAGGTGTGTATTATTCAGGAGATCATATCCGGAAATTAGAAATACTTTTTTGCCAATGGCGTATAAGTGGTATTTGACTCAAGGACTTATTCCCAAACTAGGCGGAATGCTTTGGCAGTTTCCCAAGGGTGGAAATATACTCTTCGCTCATTTGAATAAAGAGAGAGATGTGTATAAGTATAAGTCGACTGAGTTTACGGTCATTGGTTTTGACGAATTGACTTCATTTACAGAGTTTCAATATGAGTACATGAAATCGAGAAACAGAACCACGGACAAGACGCTTAAAAAATATATACTTTCAGGGAGCAATCCGGACGATGTAGGACATGTTTGGGTTAAGGCTAGATTCATTGATGTAGCTCCACCGAATAAAATCTATACTGACAATCTGGGAAACACTAGAATATTTATACCTTCGATGGTTATGGATAATGTTGTCTTGATGGAGAATGACCCAAACTATGTGAGAATCTTGGACGCTATGCCGGAAAAACAAAGGAAAGCTTTGAGAGATGGAGATTGGGACGCTTTTGAAGGTCAATATTTTACAGAGTGGAATAGGGATATTCACTCAATCAAACCATTTTATCCAATTAATGGCATAAAGAAGAGAGCGATAGGTATGGACTGGGGAAGTTCAGCTCCGGCTTGTGTGCTATGGGCCGCAATGGATAATCAAGATCGTATCTTTGTGTATCGTGAATTATACGAAACAGGTCACCTATACAACACCCTTGCCAAAAAAATTGTAGAGAGTACGCAGGGAATAGGAGATAACAATATAGCGGAAATGAAAGAAATTGGAGGATATGCCATTGTTGATCCCTCAATCATCGGCTCAAAAGACCCATCAAGCGGTATGACTGCAGACGATGAAATGATGGCAGAAGGATTGAAAATCTATGGAGCAGACAATAGTCGTGTGAATGGTTGGAATCTAGTGAGAAAATTATTGCACGAAAAAAAGCTATTTATTTGTGATAATTGTTTGAACCTTGTCAGGACTTTGCCCCAAATGATTCATGACAGAATAAATGTGGAAGACTTGAATACCAAAGGCGAGGATCATGCGGTTGATGCCCTGAGATATTTATGTATGTATCTTTATGATGGAAAGATAGAGAGATTTGAGAAGAGGAGCAAGTCGCAAGAGCAATTTATTGGTCCAAGAGAATCGAGTCCGGTATTTTAATTTGTAGAGCAAAAGTGCTATGAATGAAATTAAGGAAACATTTTAATATCAAAGAGGAAAATATGGCTGATAATTTTTTGTCGAGAGTTTGGAATGGAGCCAGAAAGTTTTTTGAAGTTGGCAATGTTACCCAAATGCAACCAACAGAAAAAGAAAACACGAGAATTAGTGTTGGAGATTTTAGCAAAGAGTTAGGTGGAACAGGAACCAATCTCAATAGAGGATATTTGCAAGAAGACTACAATACGGATTTGGTAGGTACTCAAGCCATAGAAGTTTACGAAAAAATGCGCAAAGGTGACGCTCAAGTGAAAGCCTCTTTGAAGATTTGTGAGTTGCCGATCAGATCAACGAAATGGTACATCAAACCGGCAGAAGATGAAAATGGAGAAGTGAGTGATGAGGCTTGGGAAGTGGCAGACTTTGTGGAAGAGGCTTTGTTTAGCAAAATGAATAAAACTTGGGACGACTTTTTGCGAGAGGCTTTGACGATGTTGGTTTTTGGATATTCGGTATTTGAAAAGGTTTATGAAAGTGATGGGGAAAAAGTGTGGATAAAGAAACTAGGTTTTAGAAAACAATCATCGATTTACAAATGGGAAACAGAATCAGGAGCGTCAGGTATTACTCAATATTTGTATCAATATGACCAAGAAACTCAGAGCAACAATGCGAGTATTCCGGCGAATAAGCTTTTAATATTTACCCATGAGAGAGAGGGTGACAACTATGAAGGTACTAGCGCGCTGAGAAGTTCATACAAAAACTGGAAGATGAAAGACGGTTTGTATAACAATGACATGGTAAGACACGAGAGATTGACAGGTTTTCCGGTTATCTACATGCCTTCAAAAGCAAGTGATAAAGACTTGGACAAAGCGGAAGAGATCGCAACCAATATCAGAGTGAACGCTCAGACAGGTGTCGCCATGCCCGGCTCAAAACAAGAAGGATATGAGTTTGAGTTTGCTGATCCTAAAGCAGGAAGTAATACCAATTTGCAGGAAAGTATCAACCACCATAACAGAATGATTGCGATCAATGTCTTGGCTCAATTCTTGGACCTTGGAAGTAGTGCCACCGGTAGTTTTGCCTTGTCGCAAGATCAATCTCAATTATTCTTATTGAGCCTTGAGAGTGTGGCGAAATATATTGCTGATACTCTGAACAGATATTTGATTCAAGAGATTGTCGATTTGAATTACGATGTGGACGGTATGTATCCGACCCTTGCCTATAATCAACTAGGAAAGATAGATGTGTCTTCTTTGGCTACTAGCTTGAAGAGTCTTGTCGATGGAAAAATGATCAGTCCGGACGAGGATTTGGAAGACTACCTGCGTGAAACCATGAACCTACCCTCGAGGATTATCAAGGAAGAGAGTGAAATAGAAGAAGAGCCTGTGGAAAAGGTGGAAGAAGTTGATCCAACCCCTGACAACGAGCCGGAAAACCAACAAGAAGAAGTGAAGAAAGAGATTGTTGATGAGAATAAGGACCATAGGGTAGAGCAAAAAGAAATGAGAGAACTGAGCAAGTTTATCAACAACAAAACAATCATCAAGCTAATGAACGAATGTGACACGGAAGAAGATTTGATGAAATTAAAAAAAAAAGGGTTTCG